AATAACTTATCTCGTAAACGTTGGAAATGTTCTGGCGCTAAATCAAGAAAGAAATAAAAGCCATTAAACTTTTTTAAGTTAAACTATTTATGTATGTTTGCATATATGTTTAATTTATAAAACCAAATAAAATGGCAGATGTTAAAAATTTAGATCCTAATTTACAGGATAAAGAACCTCAACTAAGCAAAGAACAACTTGCAGAGCGTAGAGAAGAAATCACACAATTCTACAAAGACAACATTCCTCATTTAACTGTTCAAGCAGAATATGAGGACTTATTAGCTACAATAGATAAAGCAAGAGCAGAAAGACTACAAGCTCAAATGTTTATTGCTCAAGCAGCAGCAGCACAAAAAGATAACGCAGGAGAGGCAAGTGAAGAAGATAAAGCTTTTAAAAAAGCTATGGAAAAAGCGGCAGCTATTGTAGAATAATATGAGGATGTTAAAAAAGGGTGATAGTGGACCAGAAGTAAGGTCTCTTCAACAAAATCTTTTAATTACTCCTGATGGAGTATTTGGAAAACAAACAGAAAAGCATGTAATAAGATTTCAACTTATGCATAATTTGTCTGCTGACGGAATAGTTGGTGCTGATACATGGGCACTATTATTACAATTACCTAGTGCATTAACAGAAGCTATAGATGAAGATACAGACACAAATGGTCAGATGTTTAAAACAAACTATGATCAAATTATACATAAGCATTATTTACCTAAAGGGGAATATGTGGAAGGACCAGTAAAAAATCACTATATATTTTTACATCACACAGCAGGTAATGCTAATCCATATAGATGCATTGATCATTGGGGAAGAGATACTAGAGGGCGTATTGCAACAGAGTTTGTATTAGGTGGACAAAATCATAGAAATAATAATAATGACTATGATGGGGTAATGGTACAAGCATTTCCAACAGGCTCACAAGCATATCATTTAGGTAAGACTGGATCAGGAAGAATGAATAGACATTCAGTAGGAATTGAGATATGCAACATGGGGTATTTAGATAGTAAAACTATGAAAACATATGTTGGATCAGTGTGTCATAAAGATCAAATATGTGAACTACCTGAACACTTTAAAAACAAATTACACTGGCACAATTACACTGAAGAACAAATCAAAGCTACTGAAAAGTGGATTAGATGGGTAGGTGAAAGAGATAGTGTAGATATAAGATTAGGTTTAAAACAATATATCAAAAAGTATGGTCCAACAAAAGGTTTTGATTTTCAAGAGGATGCATACTATGGGAAGATGAGGGGTTTACTTACACATGGAAATGTAAGAACAGGTAAGTCTGATATTTATCCTCATCCAGACATGGTTGATATGATAATGAGTTTATAATATGGCAATAGTTAAAAAAGTAGATTTAAAGTTAAAGGTTAACATTGATGAGTCAATAAAGTATCAGACACTAACGTATTGTTTTTTTAATGATATATTAGTTACTAATTCTGATTTAAAATTTTTATGTGAATTATCTAAAACACCTAATATTGAATTAACTAAGTTTTGTGTGCAATTAGTAAGTATGAATATATTTAAAAGTCCACAGTCTGCAAGGAATGCAATAACAAAAGCAGAGAAAAAAGGATTGTTGAGTAAAAGTGGTAATAATAAAAAAACTATTACTATAAATTCAAATATAAATATTCAGACAAGTGGGTTGGTATTATTGGACTATAAAATTTTAGGCAATGCGTCCCAAGTCACATAAGGAGTTTAGAGAAAATATAGCAGAAGATGTAGAAGTGCATCCACAAGTTGTAGAAGATTTTATTACTTTTTATTATGCAAAGCTTAGAAGAAAGCTTTCTGATTTAAGTTATCCAAGAGTCTATGTAGAAGGTCTAGGTACATTTGAATTGAGAAAAGCAAAATTAGATAAAGCAATAAAAAAAAATAAAAGCTTGTTAGGTAACATTGCTAAAAGGACATACAATGGTTATGCAAAAAGTGAGGATATTAAAATAAATATCAAACAAATGGATGCTGCCATGGAACAGATACACAATGATCTATTAGATAAACAAAAATTTAAACAGAATGGTTAGTTGGAGAAAGTATTTAGATATATTTAAAAATGGTGATAAAATACTTGAAGGTATTACAAACAAAGTATTTAAAAAAGAACATGTTGAAGCTATTGCAGCTGAAAGATTTAAAGTTTGTATAGGTTGTTCATTATTTGATGCTTTTGGTGATAATTGTTTAGTGCCTGGAACACAACCTTGTTGTTCAGATTGTGGATGTAGTTTAGCACTAAAAGTAAGATCACTAGCATCTGAATGTCCTAAACAATATTGGGATGCTGTAGTATCTGAAGAACAAGAAGAAATAATTAATAAACAAATAGAAGACAATGATAATTAACTATTATAATAATAACGTAAAGGTAAGTGTTGAAACTAATACAGAAAATACTTACTGGTATACAACTATAACTCTATAACTATGGCAATTATATTTAAAGAAGAAGGTCATGTATATGAAAGTTCTGATCAAGACAAAATAGAATGGTTAAGTGTAACTTCTTTAGTAGGTAAATTTAAACCAAAATTTGACAGAGATGGTCAAGCAATAAAATCATCAAAAAATAAAAGGTCAAAGTGGTATGGTATGACACCTAAAGAAATAATAGCGGCATGGGATGGAGAAACAAATAGAGCAATAACATTAGGTAATTTTTATCATAATCAAAGAGAAGCAGATATATTAGAATTTGAAACAATTCAAAAATTTGGTACAGAGGTTCCTATTATAAAACCTTTAATGGATGAAGTGTTAGGGGTAAAGATTGCTCCTGAACAAAAATTAGAAGAAGGTGTATATCCAGAACATTTAGTATATCTTAAATCTGCAGGTATATGTGGACAAGCTGACTTAGTTGAAGTAGTAAATGGTTATATAAATATTACTGATTACAAAACTAACAAAGAGATAAAGAACAAAGGATTTACAAACTGGGAAGGAATAACTAATAAAATGTTCAGACCATTAAATCATTTAGATGATTGTAATCTTAATCATTATAACTTGCAGTTAAGTATTTATGCATATATTATTAAGAAGCATAACCCTAAATTAAAGATAGGTAAGTTAATTGTACAGCATGTAAAGTTTAAACAAGTAGGAGAAGACAAGAATGGTTATCCAATTAATGAACATATAAATGGTGAACCAGTTTTAGAAGGAATAAAAATGTATGAACTTCCATATTTAAAAGATGAAGTAAGATCTTTAATAATGTGGTTAAAAGATAACAAGATATGATAGTAAAATTATTTGATATACAAAACAGTAAATTAGTATTAACAGAGCATTGTTATTCTATCCCATTTCTTAAAAAATTAATGTCAGAGTATCCTGATACTAATATGCAAGTATATCAATATATCTTTTATATGTCATGCCCTAATCCAGACTTAAATCCTTTTTTTAATTTACCTGAACATGAGAAAGAAGATATTATTATAGAAGAAATAGGATTAGAAGAATCTCCAGAAGATGGAAAAATTAGATATGCATTAGATATGTGTAAAAAAATGTATGAGACACCTACCTTTAGGGCTTACGTGGGGATTAAAGCTATGTTAGATAGATTAGCACAGTATATGGAGGTCACACCTATTGAACATGGTAGAGATGGTAATATGAACTCTATGATTAATGCAGCAGCTAAGTTTGAACAGATAAGACAATCATATAAAGGTGCTTATACCGATATGCAACAAGAACAAGAAAGCTCTGTACGTGGTGGTGCAGGTTTAGCTTATGACCAACTATAAAACAAAAAACATGGTACAAAAAATTATTCCAGTAGGACAAAAGCTATTAATTAAAGAAATTAAAGCGGCAACTAAAACTGCTTCAGGACTTATTATCCCTTCAATAGCACAAAAAATAACTTATGAAGGTAAGGTAGTGGGAAGAGGAGATGATGTAAATGAAATTCAAATTGGTGATATAGTAAGATATGCTGATCATGCTATGCCTACACCTATGACACATGATGGAGAAGAACACTTATTATTGCAAGTAGGTGATGTATATGCCATCATTAGATATGAATAGAACTATACAAACGTTTGTAAATAATGAGTGGACAACTACTGACTTTCTTACAGAAGCAGATTTCCATGAGTTTATTTTTAGTATATTTAAAGAGCCAGGTAAATATGAGTTTGATGAAACAAGCTTAGTATTTAATGCTGAAGCCAGAAGATTTAACACGGATGGACTATACTGTAGTTCTCCTTTTAGGTCAAAAGATTTTACACAGTATTGGGAAGATCAAAAGGATAAATGTAGACAAGGGGTAATATACAAGAATAATAATAAGACCTGGTTTCTTACTAGAGACTATTATATGTGGTTAAACTTTTTACCAATTTTTGACAAAGAAGAAAAAAAGTATGGATTTGCAAAAGTACGTGATGCTCAATATCATATGGCTTTATATGAAATTCTTGCTGAATTAAATAATCAACATTCTGCTATACTTAAAAAACGTCAGATAGCTTCCTCATATTTTCATATGGGTAAGATAATTAATACGTATTGGTTTGAAGAAGGTAGCACCTGTAAAATTGGTGCATCTTTAAAAGATTACATTAATGATAAAGGATCTTGGAAGTTCTTAGATGAATACAAAACTTTTCTTAATGAACATACTGCTTGGTACAGACCTAGTAACCCAGAAAAGGTTCTTTTATGGCAACAACAAATAGAAGTAAAAGTAGGTAATAGAAAAACTTCAAGAGGACTTAAATCTAAAATACAAGGTGCTTCATTTGAAAAGAATGCTACTTCAGGAGTAGGGGGACCAACAACATACTTCTTTCATGAAGAGGCTGGTATTGCACCTAAGATGATGCAGACATATGAATACTTACGTCCAGCAATGTCTTCCGGTATGATGACAACAGGTATGTTTATTGCAGCAGGATCAGTGGGTGATTTAGAACAATGTAATCCTTTGAAAGAAATGATTATGAATCCTGTAGCTAATGATATATATGCAGTACAGACTGACCTTATAGACGCAGATGGTACTACTGCTATGGCAGGATTATTTATTCCAGAACAATGGTCTATGCCTCCTTACATAGATAGTTGGGGTAACTCACAAATTGAAGAAGCTATAGTAGCAATTGAAAGAGAAAGAGAAAGATGGAAGGCAGAACTAGGTCCTGAACAATATCAATTAAGAATATCTCAAAAGCCTTTAAATATTGCTGAAGCATTTGCATACAGAAAAGCCTCTGTTTTTCCTCAAGGTATTTTATCTAAGCAAATGAAAAAGATAGAAGAGAAAGATTATTCTTATGAATTAATTGAATTAGATAGAGAACAAGAAGGTATTGTAGCTAAAAGAACTACTAAACTTCCTATATCTGATTTCCCAGTAAACAAAAAGTTGACTGATAAAACTGGATCAATTGTAGTATGGGAAAGACCATCTAGTAAACGTCCTGAATTTGGTCAATACTATGGTTCTATTGATCCTGTGTCAGAAGGTAAAACAACTACATCAGATTCATTATGTAGTATATTTATATATAAGAATGCTGTTGAAGTAACTAGGACTACTCAAGCAGGTGATACAGAAATATTCATTGAAGGAGATAAGATTGTAGCTGCTTGGTGTGGTAGATTTGATGATATCAATAAAACACATGGTAGATTAGAATTAATTATAGAATGGTATAATGCATGGACTATTGTTGAAAACAATATATCATTATTTATCCAACATATGATTGCAAGAAAAAAACAAAGGTATCTAGTACCTAAACAACAAATTTTATTCTTAAAAGACTTAGGTTC